AGGAAGGTAACTTTGATCTGGTCGAAAAAGCTGACAAGGAAATCGCACGTCTCGAAGCTCTTGAGCAACAGGAACAAGGCCAGCAGAATTTTACCAACGAGTGGCGGACGGCGGAAGCCGAGCTCTACCAAGCTGACCCTGAATTCCTGCGTTCGGGCACGAAGCTGGACACCAAGTTGCGTGAAATCATGGCTGGTCCAGACGGCAACATTTACAGGCAACATCCGCGCGGGATAGTCGCGGCCTATCATCGGGCTAGAATGGAACTTCTCGAGGGCGATTTTAAGTCGGTCCAAGGGGAGAACCAGCAACTCAAAGCAGAACTCAAACGGCTGACCGGCCTTACCTCAATTGGGGGCGGTGTTCCCGCAAGAGTCGGTGGCGGCAGAGTGGAAAATCTCAACGATTTCGCCAAACTCTCCACCGCCGATATGCGCAAACATCTGCGTTCCTCTAGTGACAAGAATGCGATGCCGTGGCTTTAAACATAACCCTAATGACTCAAGTAGAGCCCGCGAAGAGGCTTCGTTTCTTCGACACCTAAATGGCAACAGTTAACCAACCTCTCTACGGCGCAGTCACAACCACTGACAAAGCCTCCGAGTACAGAATCTATTTTGCGAAAAAACTCCTGGAGCACCAGATCGACACGCTCCAGCTCTACGAACCGGCCTACAAGGCGAATATTCCTCAAGGGCAAGGTTCCAAGACTATCCGGATGTTCCGGGCACCGCCGGCCAATATCGCTAACGTCATTACCCTGACCGAGGGCACACCTCCGACCAATGCTCCTTACAAACTGATCTTCGAGTTTATCACGCGTACGCTGCAACAGTACGGAGGCTATGCCCAGGTCAGCGACATCGTGGACGAAACCGAGTTTCTGGATACGGGCGATTCCCTCATGACCAAGTTCGGCGAGGAAGCGGCTCTGTGGTGCGACACTCTTATCCGGGACGCCTGCATTAACGGTACGACCGAGGAACCGACCAAGTTCGGCAAATACTACGCAGGCACCGCTACCGATTTCACAAGCTTAGTAGCATTGACCGGTCAGCAAGGGCGCTTCAGTGGCGATGACCTGGTTGATGGGGTTACTCGGTTACGTATCCAGAAAGCCAAGCCATTTGATGATGGCACCTTCTGTGCCGTGGTCAGCCCCGAACAGGAACGCGACCTGATCGAGGAACAAGGCAGTATGTGGGTTTACGCGAGCGCCTTCAATAAGCCAGACCAGATCTGGAAAGGCGAGATCGGTACACTTACCGGGATCAAGGTCATGCGTGCAACCAATGCTTCCTATCAGAACACCGAAGGAGTCAACGTTGCCGGCGGCAAAGTGATTGCCGCGCTGATCTTCGGCAAAGACGCATTCGCGGTCCCGAGCTTGGAAGGCGAGAACCCGCCAAGCCCGAAAGTCTACACGATAACTCAGCCGGACAGCGCTAACCCGTTTGGACAATTCATAAGTTATGTATGGAAAACCTTTTACAATAGTGTTTGCTTGTCAACCTGGAACGGGTTAGTCCTACAAACCCAAACGGCTTATGCAGGTGCCGCGTAATCAAGGACTTACAGAAGTTTCCAAACCTCGGGGTATGATTCCTTAATTTTAAGAGCAGACCATACCCATAGATATGGAACGGAATGTTTCTCGCAGAATGCAGCTAAACTAACCGAATGGATTCGCAAGGTTCGACGTGTATTTCGGGCTTGTTCGCCCAATGTGATGTAGCGGCAATTAGCTGGTTCGTAATTGCCATCTACGTCGTTGCGTTCAATGGTCAGCTTTTCCGTGTAACCGTTGGCCAGCGACCAGTCGCGAAATGGTTCAAATTCTTGCCATTCGGCGCAAACGCTAATACCGCGAGCGCCGTAGTTTTTATATGCCGAATCGGTAGGTCGATAGCAGCGAGCTTTCATGCTTTGCCAAATGCGGTAAAGCCTGTCCGCTGTTTTGTATTTGCCGTTGCCAGACATGCCATGTGTAAGGGTAGATTTACTGAATTTTGCATAGTGTCTTTCCTGGGCGTCGCTATGACGTGGTTTAAGGCAGCCGCAATTCGTAGAGCCTCCGTCCCTGAGATTGTCAGACATGACCATTCTCCGTTTTCCACATTGGCATTGGCAAAGCCAAAGAGTTCGACGGCGTCCATTCTTGGATGTCCGAATTTTGTGCGGCCCTATTACAGTCCAATTGCCGAATGTTTGGTTAGTTAAATCGATAAGATCCATACCGTTTATTACGACAATTAAAAGCTAATGTTAAGCATATAATATGGCAGCATTAATAGGAATAAGTGTTAAACCAAAGAACGGCGGTGCTACGGCGACGGTGCCCGTTAACTCGTTAGCCCAAGACGGTGTTCCTCCGGAGGAGGGCGACAAGATTAGCGCCCAAATAGACGGAACTGTTAAATCGGTTTCCGGTAGCGATGCGACGGTCAGTATCGATGCAATTAATGGCGAACCGGTTGCCGAGGAGGCGGCCGAAAGCCCGGAAGAGGAAGCCAGCGAGGGCGAGGGGAACGATACTGGGGCGGCGCCAACCAGTCCTGCGGGTCGAGCGTCGACCGCTGGGCTAGGCGCGGCGTTGCGTAAAGGGGCTAAAGGCAGGCCGCTACCGTTCTAACTTTGTCTCACGTGGAACAAAATGCAGATCATTGTTAAAAGCAGCAAAACTGAGCTCGAGCGGCGCAACACTGAACGTGCCGCGGAGACTTTGCGCCATTATTACGGGCGCGAGATCCGCGACGGAGCGCGCTTCAGGACCAAAACAGGGGGAACCAAGGAGCAGATAAAACGCGTGTTACGCGAATCATGCGAGCGGCCCAATTAGTTAAGGCTACTGACCAGATTGTTGAGCTCGAAAAGCTCTACGGGCCTTTTGACCTGGACTTTGACGGGGTGCCGACTCCGGGGTGGGAAAGCCGTAATTTACGGAGGTTGCGGCTTCCGGAAGGATTGCGGCTGGCGTTTTTCCCAGATGTTTGGGTTAGGAGAGTCTATGTCAATCGGCGGGTGAGCGATGCGCTTGAGAAGGCTTTGCTGGAGATCTGCGCGCGCTTTACGCCGCAATTCAGGTCGATCAACGGCTTGGATCAATTCGTCAAGTGTTACTGTTTTGGCGAGGGCACCAGTCCCAATCTGTTCTGGTATGGAGGCGCCTGGAGACTAAGCGAACAGGTTGGCGGTCCCGCCTTAGAGGATGCCCGCCAGATTTTTGTCAGACATGGATTCACGCACGCTTGGACCACCGACAAAAACCGGCTTAGAGACTTTGAGTTTTGGTGAGTGGCCAATGGAACCGCGACATCAGGACAAAATCTGGATTGCGGGAATTCTGATTCTGTTCGGGTTTTTGCTTCTTTTTGGTGTGGTCGAACTGATTAACCGATTCCTTAGATGAACAAAGGTAATGAACCGGATTCTCGGGCACTGGCTGATCAAGAGTCAATTCGTCATGATTATGCTTATGGCTTACCAGCTCTATTTGGCAATTTCGACCGAGATTATCGACGACACGCTCAAACAGGTCGAGCGTGTCAGCTCATGGCCGATCCAGGCCCTGAATATCGGCCTGTTCGTACTGGTGCTAGGCATCTGCTGGCTTTACCTGCAATCGACTCGCAAAGACCTGCAGAAACTCCAAACCGCCAATGACAGCGAGCGACGAGAATTTATCGACAGTCTTAAGACGCTGGTCAGCGACACTTCCAAAGTCGTTGAACGAAACAACCTCATCTTCGAAAGAGTCGATAAACGTCTTGAACGGCTCGAAAACCGACCAGGGACTTAAGGAGGAGACAAAACGCAAACGCCATTTCTCGCAGGAGACGGCTAACGATCTGCTTTTCTGGGGTGTGCATCTGTGCGTGGTGGCATTATCCCTGGCGATCATGTGGGTCAAGATAGATGGAATCGTTAAGTCGATGAAGCTCGTGATTGCAGCACAGGAACAGGAATTGCGGACGGTCCAGAAACAGGCGTTCCAGGATCTTGGCGCGGCCCAGGAAGCCCGCAACGCCGAGCATCAGCGCAGTTTACAGTTTCAGGCTGCTACGGGCAGCCTTAATGTAGTCTTGAGCCAAGTTAGCGAAATCCAGGGTGATATCAAAAAGATGCTGGCAACAGCTACCGAGATCAATAACAGGGTTCTGGCGCAATCGGAAGCTACCAAGTCCGCGGCGATTCAAGCTCAGAGTGCTGCGCAAAATGCGGCGGGCGCAGCCAGTGGTGCGGCTGGCGCGGCTACTCGAGCGGCAGCAGCCAGCGGGCATACCGCGACCGTCGTTAAAACCAGAGTTGTGACCACTGAAGACAAGCTCGCACTGCAAGCCCAGGAACAAAAACTAGCTAAGAAACAACAGCAACTCAGCAAGACCATCAATAGAGTTAAAAAGAATGGACCGACTTTGTGGGATCGGCTGGTGCATTAATATGACAAAAATAAAGACAGTCGGCGGTGTATCGGTTTATCAGGATGCGAATGCCTTGCTCTACAAGGCAGGCGCCAGCGTCAATGGCGACGGTTCGCCGCATTGTTATCATCCTGACGATTCTAAAGGGCTCGATTACCTGGCGAATGCTGGTGAGCCTGGCAACTGGTGGGGGATCTATGCACCTGCAGGCAAGCCATTGGTTCAAGGAATCTATCATCCGGCACCTGGTTACTATGTCTCAACTACTGCGCTCTTTAATCCTAGTTTCCCGCAAGACCGGCCTGAATGTTACATTGATTCGGAACGTTACCCGTTCATGGTTGTTCCGGGCAATTTCGGCCATGGGTGGGGGTTGGGCGACGTGGGTTTTTGTCTTAACCAGCAAACCGGCGACAACATGTACTGCGCGACTGGCGATATCGGGCCGACGAACCATATTGGGGAGGTTTCGATGCTGCTGGCTACCTGTCTTGGCTTAAACAGTTCGCCAAAAAAAGGGGGCGCCGAAGCAGGCATTGTCTACGTAGTGTTTCCGGGCAGTGATCCGGTTTATAGAGCCTGGAAAGATAAATGCCAGATTGCGATCGACAAGTTCGGGGCTTGGGGCGGATTACCCAAGCTTGAACAGCTGATTTCTCAATTATGATCTCGGCACTCATTTACTGGCTGATTTTAGTTATCATTGTCTGTCTGCTCTATTGGGTGCTATCCCAGTTTGCGCCTCCGCAGATTATGAAAATCGTGCTCATAGTTTGCGTCGTCATAATTGTGCTGTCATTGATTTTCCTTTTTCTTCCCCTGGCCGGAGTTCATCATTTGTGAGCGATATCCAGACCCCGATTCGGTTCAAGAACAGCGAGAACGGAGAAATGCCCACTCCGAACAAGCTCAATCTGGCCTTTTCGAGCGCGCTGATTCAGCCGAGTTTTTTTAGCCGGCAACCGACGACCAGCGGCTACGCTACCGGGGATTACCTTTTGCTGCTCAAAACCGATGGCAACTATTATCGGGTTCCGCCTAGCACGATCGGCGCAGGCGCTCAGGGGCCGAAAGGCGATCCGGGGCCGGCTGGACCAACGGGACCTGCTGGGCCACAGGGGCCGCAGGGTATCCAAGGCAATACCGGACCGGCTGGGCCGACTGGACCGCAGGGGCCAACTGGAGCAACCGGCAGCCAAGGACCGCAAGGCAATCCCGGCGCAACTGGATCAACGGGGCCGGCTGGACCAACTGGGCCGGTTGGAATGACTTGGCGCGGGGCCTGGAGTGGGGTGACGGCTTACGTGCTTAACGATGTCGTCAGCCAAGGCGGCTCGTCCTATATCTGTATTGCGCCTAATACGAACAACGCGCCTCCCAATGCTACCTACTGGGCTTTAGTCGCACAGATTGGCGCTACTGGGCCGCAGGGTGCAACTGGACCACAAGGGGCTACCGGGAACACGGGTGCAACAGGTGCTCAAGGGCCGCAAGGTAATCCTGGAGCTACCGGCGCGACCGGTGCCCAAGGGCCACAAGGCGCTATTGGTGCGACCGGTCCAACTGGACCGCAAGGTCCGCAGGGACCGCCGGGGACTAGCGCCGACCCAGGCACTTGGACAACGCCATCTTTTGCGACAGGCTGGAGCGATGGTGGTCAGTGCGCGTTCAGGGTGCAAGTCCTTGGAACGGTCTCAACTGTCTTTTGCCGTGGAATCGCGCTTCAGGCTGCGGCTGCGGCGAGTTTGGCTTTCACTTTGCCTAGCGGCGCTCGTCCCAATGCCGCGCGTACTTGCATGGTATCGGGCTACCAGACCGATCCGGACTCGAGCCTGGTGTTGGTCCTCTATGCGGTGACGATCGGCACCGATGGCACGGTGAACATTTATCCGATCGTCAAAAACACGTTCGTTTGGCCACTGCCGGCCAATCAACAGTCGGTTTACCTCGATAGCCTTAACTTTTCCATCTGATGGCTGATATTGTTACATCGCGCATATTTCAAGACGGTGAGAAAAACATCACCGCGACCAAAATGAACGATATCGTCGCTTCGTCGGTCATTCAGCCCGCGTTCGTCGGATCCAAGCCGAGCGCATCAACGGTTGCTCCGACCGACAATCTTTTGGTTTTGACCGCAGCCGGAAACACTTATGCCAGAGCGCCGTTCCAGACGGTGATTGATTCGGTCAATGCGAATTTAAATACCAATGCAGCAATCTGGAGTGTTAGGCTAAGGTCATTCCAGGCACTAGGGAATAACACCTTCGAAGTTGACCAACGCAATGCGGCCGGTGTCTTAGTCTCGCCTGCGAGTGGCGCATTTATCCAGGATCGCTGGCAATATGCAAAAGTTGGGACGTCAGCCTCTTCAGTAGGTCAAATATCGTCCGCTAGCGGGATTAATCTTCCGGGCACAAGTTTTGCCATCACCGGCAGGGCTTTGCGAGTGACCTTGACTACCGCGCAGGCAAGCTTAGCTGCGGGCGATCAGTTGTTTATTCAACAGTACGTAGAGGGACCGCAGTGGCGGGAGTTGCAAAACGATGTGCATTCATTTCAGATTTTGGTTCGCACCAGCGTGGCTGGATTATCTTTTGGAATAGCTTTACGTGATTCTCCGGCGACCAAAAGTTTAACCAATATTCTGACCATTCCGAACGCAAACACCTGGACGCTGTTAACTTTGCCGAATCTGCCGGTATGGCCTGCTGGAAATTTCGTTACTACGCCTGGTAGTGTAGGTTATCTCTTGAATATCACATTGGCTGCTGGATCGACATTTACGTCTCCAGCAAATTCAACCTGGCAAAACGGGAATTTTGTGGGAGCAACTGGTCAATCCAATTTTGCGGCATCACCTGTTAACAGCACGTTCGACATAGCCTATATTTCCCACGAGCCCGGTGCGTTATGTTCTAATCCGCCAATGGATTGCCCGTTTACACAAAACCTGGATAATTGTCTGCGTTATTTTTGCAAGAGTTATGATTACGACGTTCTCCCTGGAACGGTTACTAATCTTGGAGACCTCAGTTGGTGGCAGCAAACCACTACAACTTTTAAGAATAGTATTCGATTTCCAAAAGCGCTGGCTAAAATCCCAACTGTAACTCATTATAATACCAGCACTGGGGCGGCAAACTCGATCTTTTTTGGTGGCACCTCTTACGCTGTTAGTAGTATTAGCAATCTGGGCAAAGGCGGTTTTGACGGTATCGTCACTGCAACGTTGCCTGCGGTAACAGCCGGGGCCACAGCACTAGGGCACTACACCGCCGATGGCGGCTTTTAAAAATTTTATGGCGAACGTAGAGGAAATCGCAAATTTTTGTTGCCAAACGGTTGGCGATATCTCGAGCGGGATGCA